AGCTGCATTTGCTTCTAGTGTTGTCGTTATTGAAAGCAATGCCGCAATGGCATAGACCTTGCCCATTAGCCGATTGCGCCCTTGCGAGCTACCCGCCTCAGCGGCTCGCTTCAAGCGAAACCAGCGTACCAAGCCTGTCAAGGTTAACAGGTTATTGAGCGTGCTGTTGGGCGTTGCGCACACCCTGTGGATAACATCTGTGTATAACTTCATACCTTTAATCTATCCTCACAACGCTTGCAAAACCACACAACCAAACCGTCCTCACGGTCATACTCGTTAACCATTGTGTCATTGTCGCAGCTAGTGCAATTCATAACTCCGCCAAAACCGCTGAAACTGTAAATCTTGCCGTCTGTTGCTTTGTAAATGTCTTTTGGATTGATAGTCATTGATGTCCCCAACCTTTTCCCTTAAATACGATTGCTGGTGTGCCATAAATCTGCTGCATCATAAAGCCGCAACAATACGGCGTTGTGTGTTCTGCAAGTTTCTCTGTTATTTCGTAGCTGATGTTGCACGCCACGCATTTGTACTCATACGTCGGCATCTGTGCCACCGATCTGTGCAACACCCATGACCTCACATTTGGTGCATTGAATAACCTCAACGCCTTTGGGCAGGTTATCGGTGATCTTATGTACGAGCTGCCTCGTTACCTTTTTGCAAATGCGGCACTCAAATTGCACTTGTTCCATAATTGGATTTCCTCAAATTCTCAATAGGTTGCAGGTTAATTTGTGTGACCCACCAGGTCGGTTGCTTGCTGTGACGGTATCTTGGCTTTTGCGCCATTGTGACTGGTATCCAGCCTGCTATGTAGTAATTAGGTGCTGTACCTGTCACCAGCACTGCAATGTCTGTTGGTCTGTCGTACTCATAGACGATCAGCTGCCCTAGCTCATACTTTGTCCAGCGCACCTCAATGCCTGCCCCGACATCTGCCTTGCGTTTGCCTTTGTCCTCAAATGGGTCAAAAGGTAAACCAAAGTATTTTGCCACTGCCCACTCACTGCCAATTGACTCTGCTAACTCTGCTAGATAAGTCATAAATGGTGTGTCGTTGTAATGACCTTTTGACTCTAGCAAGTCGCCTTTGTCGCTGGTGATCTTGACAGCTGCAACCATGCACACGCACATTTCATTTGCTGTGAGCTTGATTTTCAACGGCAACCACCGCAAAACCAAATGACTTTCTCGTGCTTGTCATAGCCTTTTTGATAGCCAAATGAGTCAAATTTGGTGATCTGTGAGCATTTGTCACACTGCTCTACTTTGTACTCAGCAACCACTTCACCATTGCAAAGCAGCTTGCACGTCATTGTTTTGACGTCGATCATTTCCATGTAATCACTCATAATGCCCACCAAACCATGACAATGACTAAAACAATTTCTGTCATTACAAGCAGCTTGACCAGTTGTGATTTTGTCATGGCAGACGCACCACCCATTGACCTGTGCTGCCTAATTGATACCAAAGAGGGTCGCACTGCGTTGCCTTTGTTTTCTCGGTGCAGAAATAACCGCCCCAAGCCTTGCCAGTTTTTGGTGACTCGCCTGTTTTCCAAACGCGTGTCCCATGCTCGCAGCGTGGCTTTTCCTCGACCAGTTGACCGCCCAATTGATTTGCGATCTCGTCAATTGATGAACCAAGTGACGGTATGCCAGATTGCTCTGCCTCTGATGCTGTGGCGTAACTAGGCACGTCGCCGTGCTTTGTTGTCCAATAGTCATAATCAGCCTTGACATCAGCTGTGGCAACCTTTGTTGTTAGCTTCTCGACCTGTTCCATTGTTTCGCGCGTAGCCTTTTCAGTGCCACCCATAACCAATGCCATGACTCTCATGAGAGCTGAGGTCGTTGTGTCCTCTACAAACCAGCGTTTCATGTTTGGGTTGTATGCAGCTATAAAGCCGTACGCATAATCAATGCCTGCTGGCTCGATCTCGGTTTGATTGCGCCAAGCCTTAGCCTGTACGAGTATGTAGCCTTTCTCAGCATTAAACTCGACAATGTGTGCCTGCAAACGTCCCTCTGGGTACGTCAAATTCCAGCGGTCTGTGCGCTCTTTGTTGCCCTCGTAGTTATCAAGAAACGCCATTAGTTAGCCACCTTGTTGCTCATGTGACGGCTGATTGCCTTACGGCGTGCCATGCCCTCGCGCTTGCCTTCCTTAAAACCTTTGGCATAGCCAGCTGCGCCGCCCAACACCATTAGAAAGATTACGCCAACCAAACGACCCAAAGTCTCTGGGTCTAATAGATCAAGTACCATTTAGAATTCTCCCGATTTCTAGGCGGTAAGTGTTACCACCTGAACTCAGGGTGACGCATGATCAACGCGCCGTCAAGGATTGTGCGTGATTGTCGGCGTGTCCTGTGGCTTTGGCTTTGATTTGAGTCCATTACCAGCCAGCACACCGCCAAGCGAACCTGTAAGAAAGATTGCCAGTGTTTTCAATAGGTCAATAAATGCAGCGTCATTGGGTGCTTGTGCGCCAATTGGTTGTGTGACAAAAATCAGCGCGTATGTAATGCCAACGGTTACAACCAAAAACACCGCAGCTAGTGTTGCCCCGATAATGAGTATGAGCTGTGCGTGTACTTCCTCTGGTGATTTGCGACGTGCTGGCTTATCGCGAGTTAATGCCAAGTAAGTCGTCAGTGCATGTTCCAGTTGGGACGCATTGCGGTTTCTGGCACTCTGGTTTCGACCAGTTTGCGTATTCTTGGCACTCATAGCGAGTCCAGCCTTGATACCCACAAGCGGTCAGGATTAGTGCAAGTGCCCAAACCAACCCTGCCGCCGTGAGTTTCTGGCTACTTCCCCAAGTTGCCAAAACTTTTGTCGTTTGGATTAAGCCAGCGCAAGATCACTGGCGCAACAGCTGCTGCCCCTGCCATTGCTAATGTCTTTGGATCAGTAACACCTGCCATGTATAAGGCAAGTGCTGCTGCCAGAAATGAGCGCGCCCATGAGGCTGCTACGGCTTTTGCTTGTTCCATTTTTTGCTCTCCTTTTTGACTGCGGCTGCTTTTGCAGCTGGTGCATCTACCTTTGGAAATTCGCCCTTGTATGGCACAAATTTAGGTATGCCAAAACCAACGATCTCCTTGCCTTCACCGTATGACCTGACCTTGACCATGACCATGCCACCGTTGCGTTGATCGCCTGTCCCAGACGTATTGCCTTCAATGGTCAAGCAGGTCTTTGTGTCAATAAGTCCGACCACAATGCCAATGTGTGAAATGCGATCTACGCCGTCATGCGGAAAATCCATGAAAGCCAAATAGCCAAGCTGAGGCATTGTTGACCAGCGTTGCATTTCCTTAAATTTATGTGCGCCAACAGCTGTGCCAACAACGCTGTGAATTTTGACGCCTGCCTGAGCAGCACACCAATTGACAAATGAACCGCACCACGGCAAACCGTCTGCCTTTGTAAATTTTCCATACTTTGTGAGGTTGTCGCCTTCCTCGACTGTACCAACCTCAGCTGCTGCGACCTCGATCAGTCGCGCATTTGTGCCGTCTGGATAAATGCTCATTTGCCTAATTTCATGCCCTCTGGAATTGGCTTTGAGTATTCCCATTTGGCTATGTATGGAACGCCGTCACCATCATCTCTGAGACTGATTAATCCGTCTTTAGGATTGAAATCCTCATCTGTCAATTCTGGAATTGCAGCAATTAAATCGTCATAAAGTGCCATTGTTATGCTCCTAAATATTGGATTTGGAAATAGGACTCTGTTGCTGCACCAGCAGCGTTTAGGTTTCCACCTGAGTTTTGATAACCTTTGATTTCAACATAATCACCTTCGGCCAAATCTAAAATCTTTATTGCCGCTACGGCGTAATATTGACTCATTGCGCCTGACCACATAAAGCCATTAGTAGCGCCGTTCTTAAAAATCTCTACAATGCGATAACCAGTAGCAGATGAGCCCCAAGAAACTAGACCAGTAATTGCATACTTGCCAGCATAACCAGCAGGAATTGTCATACGGCTATTATTTGTTGAGTTGTCGTGAAATGCATTAGTGTCAAAAACTTCTGCGTCCCAAGTAATTGTTGTTGTTGTGTTATTTGCAATTGATTGATTACTTGTTTTATACACCGAGGCACCAACAAATGTCGCACCGCTGGCTGGCGTTGCCCATTTGACGCCAGTTGAGGCTGTTGAGTCAGCCGTCAAAACCTGACCATTTGTACCAACCGCTAAACGTGCAGGTGTTGATGCAGCTGATGCGGCATAAATGTCGCCTTTTGTTGTCAATGTTGCCTTTTGTGTCGCTGCGTCGGCGTTGGTTTTCATTTGTGTGTCTACGCCCTGCAATGCAACCTCAAAGTCAGCAGGTAAATCCGTGACCAAATCACTCGGCGTTGGAAGTACAAAACCGTAATTCGTAGTTGGGTTTGCCATGTTGTTCTCCTTATCAGACCACTATTGTCGCACGCGCCCAGTCGAGTGTTGGCGACACGCCCGACCAAGTAAATGCAGCTGAGATTTCGTCCCACTGCAAAGCCTGCAATGAGTAAGCCACTGGTGAAATGTTTAGCGTGATTGACAGCTGGTTGTATGACGCCTGAAATGACCAACCCTCGACAAAGCCCTGAAAGATACCGCCCATGTTTGCTGGTAGGTCATTGATCGCCACTGCCTCACCCATAAATACGCCAATGAGGTTGTCGCGGTCGCTATCGTCTAGCTCTGGGTTTGTCAGGTCGTATGTGATCTCACTAAAGATAGCCTGCGGTGTTTTGCGTAAGTCTAAATAGAAATTAGCCTGCTGAGTTGCATCTACTGAGTTGTGCAAGGTTGTTGAAATGATCTGAGACAAAGTGCCGTATTGCAAAATTGAGTCAGCGTCGCTTGCACTTACCTCTGCGCTGCTAGTTGCGCCGTATTGGATTGTGAGGTTGTTGCGTACGTCGCCTGCTCGCGTTTCGACTCTCAGACCAGCTGCGCGTGCTTGATTTGCTGTGAGTTGCACATACCCATTTGCTGAAAGGTACAAACTACGGTGTGAGGCACTGGCATAGGAAATACGCCCAAATGCGTCCTCGTAAATGTAGCCAAGACCTGACGTTGCAAGCTTTGATACCAAAGAATAAACATCTGTGCGCTCACTAGACCTAGCGGCTAACTCATAATCACCAGGGCGGTCGATCTCGCCTAGTCCAACGTTTTCTGCTGTTGCCCATGTAGTTGTTGGGTCATAATCTGCCCACGTTTCAGCTGCTGGTACTTCTGCCCAAGTGTTTAGCAATAGGTCTGACAAAATCGTGTAAATCTGATTGCCGTCAAAGTCCTTAGATAACACGCCATTTGTCAACGCTTTCGGCAAACGAGACAACGCCCCAAGTGCCGTGATGCTGTATGTCTGGGTAAACATTGTGCTGCCTACGTCGCGCACCTCAACGGCAATGTCAACAACCGTGCCACCAAAGATCGGGACGTATGTGCTTGATGTGTCCTGAACCTGCACTGAAATGCTGCTATTGATGTTGACAGGTATTGTCGCCTGATTGACGTCTAGCAGCTGCAAATTGATGTACCCAGCCTGAGCCTGCTCGTAAATGTTTGTGCGACCTGATCGGATTGTCAGGTTAGCCAAAACAGCGTCTGTGTATGAAACGCCGTCGATCTCTACCAGCCAAACTGGTGTCCACTGGGTCATGCTATTTGCAGGTTAGTTGCGCCGCCTGTGCCGCGATAGTAGCTGTTGTTTAATGTGTCAACGATTGTGCGTGCTGTGCCCTCTTTGTCTAGCGCACCAGTTACGGTCAGATTGATTGTTGTACCTAACCCAAGACGCTCAGAATTTGCTCGATCTGACAAACCGCGAGACTCAGCTGAACCTATGAAACCAGTCGTCGCAGTGGCAGCGGTTGCAGCCACTTTCGCAGCTGTTGAAACACCGCCACCGCTTGACGTGGTCGCTGCGCTACCGCCTGACGGTGCTGAAATCTTAGGTATTGTCGTCGAGGTTGTTGGCACTGTTGGTGTCTTAATTGTTGGCACGCTGACCGTCGGTGTTGAAATCTTGCTGACGTTTGGTAAAAACGGTATTGCGTTATAGGCAGAAATCAAAGCATTGATACCTGCAACCGCACCTGAAATTAAGGCATTGAGAATTTTGACCACACCAGCAATGACGTCAATGACGCCGCCTGCGATCTTGCCTGCTACCTGTAAAGCACCGCCCAAAACCGTGCCTATGACTGGTGCAACGTAGGTTGCGATCAATGCACCAAATTCCTTGAAAGTGTCAAGGTTGTCACCAATTGCATCTCTGACATACCCAAATGCTTTAATCATGCCATTAACGATCGGCGTAAAAGTATTAACAATGATGTTGCCAAGTGTTGTGATTACACCGCCCAGACCATTGCCGTTGAGGCTAAATGCACCGCTAAATGCGTTGATAATTGGCAAAGCGTTGTTGTTAATAAAACCCATAAGCTTTTCAAGGATTGGCAACAGGGCAAACCCGATTGTTTCTTTTGCTTCATCAAATGCAATTTGCATACGAGCAATGCGCCCTGCGTAGGTATCAGCATTTCGCGCAGCTGCGCCACCAAACAGGTCTGACAATTTGCCTTGCACCTGTGTGAAATTCATGGTCTTTAACTCAGCAGCTGATAAGCCAATGCCTAGTTTGCCCAGTGATGCTGTGTTGCCGTCATAAGCCTTGCCCAGAGCATTTGCGACGCTTTCCAGCGGTTTGCCTGTGGCTGCGCTTATGTCTAAAGCTGTTGCAAGTAGTTGCTGTGCCTTTTCAGTATCTGAGGTCGATCTGACCAACCGTCCCAGAGCTGGTCGCAGCTCATCATCTGCCACACCAGTTGCCAAAGACATTTGCAAGATTGATTGCTCAGTGGCGGCAATTTGTGCCTTTGTAGCCCCTGTGGCGTTTTCTAAAGCGACGGCAAGCTGTGTTTGTGCCTTCTCGTCCTCGATTGCCGCCTTGACGCCTTCAACGCCGATTTTGATTGCGTAAGCACCAGCAGCAGCTGCGGCAGCTGCAAACGCTGCGCCAACCATTTTGCCAACCTTGCCCATTTTGTCGCCAAAAGTGTCAACATCTTTGCTGGCTGCTTTGAGCGATTTGTTAAGGTTGTCGACGTCTCCAAGTATCGAAAGTTTGAGGGTACGACTTAGACCAGCCATTATGCGTACCTCTTAACTATTTTTCCAAAAGCTTCTTCCCACTTTTTCACAATGTCTGGTTGTACTGATCTGAGCGTTGGGTAAATGAACCAACCGCGTGAACCTCCACGGCTTTCTTTACCTGACCACACTGGGAACTGCTTGTATTTGTTTGACCCAAACTCATACCCGCCCCAAACCTGCTGAGTCGTACCGCCACCGCTTAATTTCTGACGTGCAAAACCGTAGCCGATCTCACCAATTTTGGAGGATTTGCGCACTGATGCGCCCTCAGCAATTATCTTTGATGCGCGATTGTTGCGCTGACCAGCTGTGGAAATAATCTTTTGTTTCACAAATTCTGCAAGCTCTGAGGTTACTTCTTTGGCTTGGTCTGTTGCTTCCTCGTCCATTGCCTTGAAAGATCGCACAATGGCGCGCAGCTCAGCCCTGTCATAGCTGATTGTGTCCTTAGCCATTTGCGCGCCTTTCCAAAATCTCGATCACGGTTAAAATGTCCTCGGCTGTCTCAAAAACATCTGGGTGTAGCCCTGTCGCCAGAGCTACCTCCCAAACTATTCTGCTAAGGCTTCCGACGGCGTAGCTTTTGGGTTTGCCTCACCTACGATTACCTCAGCAATACCTTCTGTCCAAATGTCAAGAGGCTTGACAGGCTTTCCAGCTGCTTCACGCTTCATGGCGTGATAGGCAAGAAATACTAAATCGGAGATACCGATCTTTTCCTGTGCCTGAGCAATTGTGTGTCCTGTGTGCTTCTCCCATTTGACCCACTCTGGCGGTGCAGCTGTGTAAGTGATCTGATCGCCGTTTGTGTATTCAATTGTGATTGGTAGTTTCATTTTGTCTCCCGATTGTTAGTTTCTAGCTGAAGTTTTCAGACGGTGTTCCGACTACAACAAATGATAGGTCAACGGTCTGTGCATCTGGTGCTGCACCGCCGACTGCTGGAAATACTGGCATGACGTTAAATGCAAATACTGCACCAGTCACGGCTGTTAATGAAACCGCCAAAACTGTGTTTGGTGCTGTTTCGCATGCTGTCCACAATGCCTCGCAGAGTGAGCCTGATGCGCCCCAGTCAGCAAGCATTGAAACGTCAAAAGTCCACTGATCGTCAATGTGCTTGTAAGCCTTGCCGTCTAGTGTTTGGTATGTCTCGACGGTTGGGCTGTTCGCAAGTACTGCGCTGGTCGCCTGTGCGT